TCTTATTGACTACAGTATCATTATATCTATTCTTCAATTGCTTGACCATAATCTGACCCATCTGCTCCATGTCTTCTGTAGAAATAAGAGCAATCATAAGGTCAGCAGTGGCTGGAAGTCCGAAGGATTCCGATGTGTCTGTAATATCCACATCACTATTACCATAACCACTACGAGTGGTTTGGGTAGCAGAAACGATAGGGACATTATGCTCACCAGCAAGTCCCCTCAACTCCTCAGCAATTGCTTTCACATAGGTATATGAGTTAACAATAGTGCCTTTATATCGAGATGAAGCACAAATGTTTAGATAGTCAATGAAAATAATATCAGGTTGAAATCCTTTCTTCAAAGACAACTCATTTAAGAGTGCCTTGAAGTGTCCAACGTGAGCAGAAGCAGTGGGGTATTCTTTAATAACAAGTTTACCCTGAGTCTTTTTCTTCAACCTATCCATTCTAGCCGTATAGTGATCCTTAGTGAAGATAGGGTCACTCAGTTGTTGGATCGGGAGGTCCAAAAGGTTGGCGTCAATTCTTTCAGCAATGCGCTCTTCTGCCATCTCCATTGTAATATAGAGAACGTTTCTCCCTTGGAGCAGCACGGAGCTAGCAACATGGCACATGAATAAAGACTTGCCGACACCTGTACCAGCAAGCGCGATATTAAGAGTTTTGTTAGGTAAACCACCTTTTGTGATTTTGTTGAGATATTCGATATCGAAGGGGATCTTCTCTTCGGTTCTATGATAGAAGTCATATCGGTCATTGGCATCTTGAATGTAATCGTGTCCTACATGGTCATCAAAACACACCCCAAGTGCCTCACTCATGATGTGAGGAATGGCGTCTTTACTACGAGTCTGGTCTTGACCGTCTGCGATCTTAACCGACTCCATTAGTGCCAAGTATATAGCACGTTCTTTACACCACTTTTCTGTGGTGGCAACTAACCAATCTTCATTGTATTGATCGTGATCTAGGTTATCTAAAAATTTTTCAATGTCACGGAAAACTTCTTCACTAATATCACGACGTTTTTCAACTTCGATCTTTAATGCATTGGGCTCTGGTGTAGTATCATACTCACTAATATACTCACTCAAGGTGTTGAATAGTATACGATTAGTAAGCATGTCAAAGTACTCATCCTTAAGGAAGGGTAGCACTTTACGACAGTAATCTTCTTGGAGAATTAACTTACTTAGTGCAACTTCTTCGATCTTTAAGCTCATTGATAATGTAGATAAGTGGTGAGAATGTACTTGTCATCACTCTTAGGAGTGATTCCTGCATGTGGGTATTGCCATGTTGGTGGAAACATGACTATCCTACCACGTTTTGCTTTGACTGCATAGTCACAGTATTTGAAATATGTTTCTCCCCCATCTTCAACATCATTCAGATAGCAGAAATATGTGAGAAACCTACGAGCAGATGGATAGTCACCCACATCAATATGCTCGTCAAACTTACCATCATTAGCAGAGTATTTTACAACTTTGATTTGCTCTAAACCATTCTTCTGCGGCATATATTTCTCACAGTCAACATCAATGATGTATTGCTGACCACATGCTTTCAATGCAGTAACGATCTGATTCTGCATGATACCCCACTCATGATCATTAGCATTTTCTGCTAAGTCTGTCATATTCAATGCTGCAAATTTAATTGCAGGCTCATCCATTAAAACTTTATTACTATCTTTATCGAAATTATAAATGATATTCCTACAAAGATTTTCATCAAGAACGTCATCGTAGACTTTAATAAAATTCTTAAGATCCATAACAAAACTCCTGCTCAGCTGCCTTATCTAGTTGTGCCATAATTTCAGGTGTGAAGTATTTCTCAGGGTCGGCAAGAATAGTTTTAGGATAGACAGAGGATCCATCAATCTTGATACGATTACCAACACGATCAAATACTCCATACTTTTCACCCAACTCCAAGAGTCCATAGTATCGATCAAGTCCTCTATCATCATAGAATAATCTAGTTTCAACTGTAGTATTCTCTTTTGTCAGTCTAGACTTTGCTGTCTTTGCTTTGATGATATTACCTACAATATCGGTGCCATCTTTTTCTTTCTTCTTACCCAGATAGATGATAGTAGAAGCAGCATATTTCAGACCACTACCACCACCCATCTCTTTGGTAGGGACATATGCACCAACAACATCATAAGTATGATTAGTAACAATCATAGGCACGTTTGCTTTACCTAGTTTTAGGGTTAGCACACGGAAAATAGACTTGACCACCTGAGCACGGGTCATATCTCTGGTCTCTTTACCTGCTTCAGAGTCTTCAATCTCCTTAGTAGTTGATAGCATACCTAAGGAGTCAAGCACAAACAACAAAGGTTTGCGTTTATCTGCAGGTTGCTCAAGATACTTATCAAGTATACGAATTGCTTGCAATCTAAACTCTTGTACCGTAGTGACAGGCACAACAACCATACGCTTACTGTCAATGTTTCTCGTTTCAATCATCTCACGAGAGATGGCAGACTCAGATTCAAAATAAATTACACCTGCATCAGGATCAGTCTCAAGAAAATGCTTAACAATACCAAGACAATAAAAAGTTTTACCAGTCGAGGACTCGCCAGCAATTGCTGTAATTTTATTCGATGGAATACCACCGTATATAGATCCAGATACTAGAGCATTAAAGATGTAGGATCCAGTATCAATGTAAGCAGTTGTATCACCTGCCGATACGCCGTCAGAAACTAAACCAGCATATTCATTATCAATTTCCTTTACAATGTCCGATAAAAAATTCATGACCAAAGTGCCTCTAATGTGTTTACTTGTTCTGCTTTCCACCCGATATTATCGAGAATTTTCTTGAGAGGATCTAGGAAACTCTTTGTAAACTGTTGGTCATAATCAACTGAGTTGTCAAGACCAAACTCCCTAGGGAGTGTTTGAAAGAAAGATACTACATTCTCATTAATTTTGTTAGGTGTCCTCAAGTGCAGATACTTGATCTTTTCACCCTCTTGAATCAAAGGATATTTGTGGGACAACTTCTTTTTCTTGATCCAAAAATTATATAGAAGTGCTCCCCGCACATGTATAGGGCATGCCTTACCGTAGATAGTAACAGGAGAAGAATTCTTTGCGATATTATTACATCCCCTAGGGAAAGCAATATCTTCTGGTGCCATAGATTCAAATTCCTTACGGAAGTTTTTAATAAATTTTTGAGTTGCTTCCTCACTTCCTGTCATAATAACATTAAGTGCTTCCTTAATTGCTGTGCGGCAGGGTGCAGGAGTAGAAGACTTAACTGCTTCGATGCCCATCATCTTGAGTTTCGGCTCAGCATACTGGACACCTTCACTATTCCACACGTTAAGAATGTATCGCTTCTTAGCAGTCCAGATGCCCTTGTTAGCGATATTCTCACGCTTCATAAACATCTTCTGATCATAAGCACTTACATAGGTTGCCAACGTTTCATAAGAATTTCGTATATACTTCTCAAATTCCACTTCACACACCTTGTCAAGGAACCTAACAATACTCTCATCGCTCGCCTCTCTGCCCTTGAATACCTCGTGTACAAAAGGACCCAGATTGAGATAAATGGAATCAGTATCAGAAGCAATAACATAGTCAACATCCTCAGTTTTCAATAGTTTATTTAAGTATTCATTCATTCGGTCTTCGATCCACCGAATCGAGACCTGACCCGAGAGGGTAATCGCTTCAGCATTTGCCAAAGAGTAGTATCTGAAGTATTGGTTTCCAATGGCACCATAGGCAGAGTTGAGTTGGATCTTTCTTGCCATTTGGATGTTGTTGAATTTTGACACATCCTTTTGTAGTGCCAAGGTCTCTGCAGGTGTGGTGGCATTTTCGAGATTCTGCTTAGAGACCAGCATTCGTTTCTTGTAAATGGTCCTTTCATCATAAATCCTCTGCATCATTTGGGGAAGAAATCCGTGAATGTCTTTACGATATTGAGCACCATTAGCACACACGGCATATTCACTATCAAAAGTTGACTCTTGATTTAGAATTTTATCGACAGTTATCGTAGGGTGTCTCCTCTCAACCAACGTCTCTGGTGAGATGTTGTATTGCATAATGAGGTGAGGGTATAGTGAGTTGAGGTCAAAAGAAACAACCCAGTCATACAATCCTGGAATAGGGTCTTTAACATACGCACCTTCATACTTTTCATCCTTCTTAGAAGTTAGTTTAGGAGGGACAACAATGTTGCGTTTAGTAAGATCATTATAGATCAAAGTATCCCACATACGTACTTGCGAGTATACATCTTCAAAGTTAACCTTAGCATCAAATGCCATGGCAACTGCCAACTCAATGAGTTTCATCTTGTCTTCTAGTTTATCAACTAGATTCACATCATGGATGTTGTATTCAACAAAACGTTGCCAATCAGATGTATAGAAGTCCTTGAAGTTTTCAAACTCCGAGTGGTCCAACTTATTATCATCCAACTCAACCATAGCAATATGATCGAGACGATATGATTCCTGATTGGTGTAGGTAAACTTCTTGTAGAGATCCATGTAATCAAGAATATTGATACCTGTCAACTCATATGCAAGGTTAGTCCTACCTTTAACCTTAATCTCCCGATCAATCACCCTATTCCAAGGCGAGAGACTCTTCTTCCACTTCTCTCCCAATACCCTTTCAATACGGCGGCAGATGTATGGAATATCATAGAAATTACAATTCCAACCTGTCACAATATCAGGGGTATTATGGACCCACCATGCATGGAAATCTACTAGCATCTCATGCTCTGTCCAGAAGACACGATACTCAACATCCTTAGGAGTAACAAACTCTCTAGTGCCCCAAGTAATAGTTTCCTTAGTATTAAAATTCTTGATAGTAATACAAAGCATTTCCTCTGCCGATGCTTGCACATCAGGGAAACCATTCTCACATGCAACCTCAATGTCAATCGTATAGATCTTCATCTTAGACATGTCATAATCAATTTCACCAGGAAACTTCTGACCGATATGCTGATAGACATACCTTTCATATCCATGGACTTCCATGCCCACAGCATCCATGTACTGATTAACAAACTCTCGTGCTTCACGGGCACCATCAAAACGCTTAGGATAAGCACGTCGTCCATCTAGAGTATGGAAGTCTGATGGTTTAGTTTGTGCAGATGGCACCATAAACATAATGGGAGATGACTTCTCGCGATACTTAACGGGTTGTCCGTTTTCATATCCACGGTAAAGAATGTCATCTCCCAAGAGCACGAGACTAGTATAAAAATTACTCATTCACCTCTTTGTACTTTACCACGATAGTGGGGGATGGATCCAGTATAGTCATAACATCAGAGGTTGTCAAGAAAAGAAACCTCTGATCCGTATGCAATGGGTACTGTATCAATTCGTTTTCAGGTGAGATTGCATAACAATCCTCCAACAGGAGACCTGGCTCATCATCCATCTCCGTTAGTTTCCCCAACAAGTAGGTCTGTGGGTGGTGTTTGAGAATAATCAATTTCAGCATCATTTTTAGGGCGGTTGAGTGTTTTGTATTGCTCTAGGACTTGTTGATATCCTGTAAGCACATTAGCATGCGGTTCTGACATTGACACTACAGACAACAGTGTAACAATGTTACGACCTGTTGATAGAGGTGCCCAAGGAAAGAATTCTAGTTTCATATCTTTAAGAGATTCCAATGAAGAACTAGATTCCTCATTCTCTTCTACCAAAAACATATCTCCAACGGGTCTCTGAATCATAACACTGAATGAATCTTCAAATTCATATGCAAGTGCAACTGAAGACTGAGCATTCTCCCGAATTTCTTTCACATTAGCAATTACGTCTTCCCCGTTTTGCATTCTTGCGATTTTGATCATAACTTTTCTCCATTAAATTTTCAAAAGTAAACTTCACCATGTCCACAAAGGCACGGCGGGATGTAACATTTCTTTCATCCGCAATGACATTAACCATCCTCATAAACTCATCCATATATTCAGGAGGAAGATCTACGGTAAGAGTCTCAGGTTTATCTGTATATGGTGGACACAAATTCACGTAATGATTCATAGTATTCTCCAAATAAAAAGAGACCCTAGGGTCTCTTTAGTTGTACATTATATAGGTTGATTAGTAGTCCATGTTTCCACCATAACTGATGCAGGTCTTTTTGTTTTCTGCTGATGATCTACACCACTGTCTAACATAAGCATTTGCATCCATATTCATTGAATAGTGAGCATGGTTATGTAATGCTCCGATTACAATCAGCATTCCAATCGTGATCAGATTATAGTGTGTCGCTGGATGACACACCATCACTTTCAGGTAGTTGAGAATTTTGGATTTCATAAACCTTTCGTTTCTGGTGGTCTGGAATGATTCTCCGTAATTCTATCACAAGAAGTCCGTTA